AGACCGTTCTCAAAAGAAACAAGACCTCGCTGCACTGGAGACCCACCAGACAGCCGAAGTTGCATGGCTCTCCAACCAGTGGCAAGAACACCCTGTTGTAGGGATGACGCCTGTGCGTATGCATCGACTCCTGACCGATGCTGAGCAAGGCAACCTACAAGCCCAAGCTGATTTGTTTTGTGATATGGAAGAACGTGATGGTCATATTTTTTCAGAGATGACTAAACGCAAACAAGCGGTGAATGGTCTACCGTGGGGAGTGAAGCCACCTAAGAATGCCTCTGAACAAGAAAAGAAAATTGCTGAAGAGGTTTATGAATGGCTGGATGACATTGAAGACTTTGAAATGTTTCTGTTTGAAGCGATGGATGCCGTAGGCCATGGCTACAGTGCTCAGGAAATCAAATGGCATCAACTTGGCGGTCTTTGGCTGCCTGAAAGCTTTCAGCACGCCCAGCCGCGCTTGATCATGACACCATACAACCAGCCGAATGAATTGCGCCTGAATGATGGCTCACCTGATGGTGCAGAATTTTGGCCTTTTGGCTGGTTTATTCATCGGCATAAAGCCAAGTCAGGCTATGTTTCTCGTTCAGGATTGTTCCGTGTTTTAGCCTGGCCGTTCCTGTTTAAAAATTATGGTGTCAGGGACATCATGGAATTTTTAGAAACCTACGGTCTACCTTCTAAATTGGGTAAATATCCCGCTGGTGCAACGGCTGAAGAAAAAATGACGCTGATGCGTGCAGTGATGAGTATCGGACGTAATGCAGGTGGTATTGTGCCCCAAGGGATGTCGATTGATTTTAATGATGCCACTGATGGTGACACCAACAATCACATGAACCTGGTCAAATGGTGTGAACAAACCCAGTCCAAAATTATTGTGGGTGGCACGTTGCTGTCACAAGCGGATGGCAAGACCAGCACCAATGCGCAAAGTAAAACCCATGAAAATCAGTTTGATGTGATTAATAAATCGGATGCCAAGCAATTGGCTCGTTCAATCAATGACAGCTTGATTACTGCAATGATGCAGTTGAATTATCCGAATATTACACCTGACCGCTATCCAAAATTTTGGTTTGACACCTCTGATACTGAAGACCTTGAGAGCTTCAGTAAATCCTTAGGTGAAATGGTCGATACGGGCATGAAAATCCCACTCACCTGGGCGCATGAACGTGCAGGTATTCCAATGCCTGCGGGTGATCAGGAAGCGATTCTGACCCGCATACAAGCACCGACGCCACAGTTGGCAATGAACAGTTGGCAACCGCATCTATTAGGGAATTTACTGGCTGCCAATTCAGCGCATATTCCACTGGATGAGCAAGCGGTGCAGCTCCAGCTGCGCGATCAGACCAAAGAAGCTCAGCAAACTGCTGAACTTTGGATGCATGATTTAATGGCGAAAATCAATGCTGGACAAGATGAAAATGAAATCTTAGCGGTTCTATCTGAGATATATCCAGCCGATGATGAACCTGTGCTTCAGGAAAAGCTGACTCAGCTGATTTTTGCAGCGGAAGTATTTGGACGCTTAAGCGCCCAGGCGGATGCGGAAAATGGCTAAAACCCCACAACGCCCAGAACTCAATGCATTGTTTGAAATGCCCCCACAGGATGCAATTGATTACCTGAAAGCCAAAGGGTTTAAGATTGGCTGGGATTGGCATGAGACATTGAATGAGGCGCACAGTCGAGCTTTTACCGTGGCTAAGGTGGCCCGCATTGATTTACTTCAAGATATCCGTAAATCTCTGATTGATGCCATGCAGCAAGGTCAAGGCTTTGAACAATGGAAAGCCAATATCACCCCCACACTTCAACAAAAGGGCTGGTGGGGAAAACAAACAGTCGTTAATCCTGCGGGTATGGAACAACCTGTTCAATTGGGGAGTCCACGACGCCTTAAAACCATCTTTGACACCAATATGCACAAGAGCCTTGCCGCTGGGCGATATAAGGCCATGATGGCAACCGTTGAGACCCGTCCAATTTGGGTGTGGGTGCATATTTCAATTTCTAATCCCCGTAAAATTCATTTAGCCCGCAATGGTGAAGCACGTCGTTATGATGATCCTTTTTGGTTATACGCTTATCCTCCCGTAGGATTTGGCTGCCAGTGCAAAGTGATTGCAAGGCGTGACAGTGATATTGAGGATCAAAACTTAAACTTGATTCAGACCCAGCCTGAAGATATTGAGCATCATCAAGTCATTATTGGGAAAAGTAGTTTTACAGGTCAGGATGTTGTTTCTACGCAAACCCGCATTCGCATTAAGCAGCAAGACGGTTCCGAGTCTTTCTTAACTCCAACGCCTGGCTTTAATAGCCATCCAGCTTCAAGCTACTTGCTCGATGCTGAACTGAGTAAACGTGCTGTAGATCTGGTGGGTGTGGACAAAGGCACTCAACAAATTCAGCAGATGTTGTTGTCTCGTCCACGTCTTAAAGCACATGAGGCGTTTATTAAAAATTCGCTGAGTGATACACCTGTACAGCATAAAACCAGCACGGTTGCTGTGATGCATGCGACTGATATTCAATTTATGGCTGCTCAGAGGCAAGCTTTTGAAAATCCAATCATCACCCTTGGTGATCAACTGTTTTTAGATAAAAGATCGATTTTAGCGGATGCTGAATGGGTGGATTTACCCGGCTTAATTGCGCAGTCATGGCGTGTGCTTTGGGATCAGGCAAACAGCCAGTTGTTGTATTGGTTGCCTACTGTTGAGTCACACAGTGCAAATCAAGTGGTTCAGGTCGCAGTGCAATCCAAAAACGGTGTGATGCAAATTGTAGATATTGCAGTTGTTGAGCGTAGTACTGCGGTGGATCGACTGAATTCCAATACATATTTAGCTGTTCGATAGGTGAATGATGAGCATTATGGAGATTCAAAGCCCTGAGCTAATCGCAAAATTAAACCAAGTCGCTGAAGCAATGCAGGATACTTCACCACTGACTGCGGCTATTGCGGGCAGTTTTGTGGCGGTGGTCGATGACAACTTTGCAGCTCAAGGTCGGCCCACTTGGGCTGGACGTAAACCATCCACCATCAAGAGCTATCAGCGTAGAGGCTTGTCTTATGGTGGGGTGTTGCAATTATCAGGTGCCTTACGGTCACGTATCACATCCAGTTCAGATCGGGATAGCGCTAGTATCGGCAGCAATATGCCTTATGCAGCGATTCAGCATTTTGGTGGAACCATTAAACATCCTGGTGGAACGCGCTATCAAAAAGGTGCTCGTCTAGCCAGTTTTAGCAAAAATAGTTTTACAGGCCCGACATCGGGCGTTACGGGTGCACACGACATCAAGATTCAACCTCGTCCATACATGCCGATGGATGAACATGGATTTTTACAACCTGAAGCGGAAACCGAAATTTTCAAAGACGTCGATTTCTATTGGAAAAAATTCTTCTAATTTCCTAAAAATAATCGGAAGTCCTTCCGTCTGATCTTTTTATGCAGTTGGTTTTAATCTGACTGCATGAAAAAGAATCTTCTCGCAGCTTCGTGCTCATTCGACTTATCAAATTTATCAGATCACTTTGTATTGATACCTGAAGGTGTTTTTCGTAGTGAGATTGATGGACGTCCTTATGATGCGCCTCATTGGGAACTTACCCCTGAGCGTGGTCATCAAATGGCTGCGGCTTTGAATCAGCGCAAAATTGACATGGTCATTGATTATGAGCACGCCACTTTAAAATCAAAAACCACGGGTGAACCTGCACCTGCTGCGGGATGGCTGAAATCAGCGGGGTTTACCTATGTTGAAGGAGTTGGATTATGTAGCACTGACTTTGAATGGCTCGATAAAGCAAAAACGCATATAGAAGCCAAAGAATATAAATATATTTCCCCAGTCTTTTTGTACACCAAGACGGGCGACATTACCGCTTTAATCAATGTTGCCTTGACCAATACCCCTGCATTAGATCAGCTGCCTGAAGCAAAACTTGCTGCTGCGGCTCAGGAACTTTTTTCCCAAGATTTACCACAACAGGATTCAGAAATGAATGAAGAGTTATTAGAACGCCTGCGCTGGATGTTGAATCTGCCTATCTCAGCAACTGCTGAAGACATTATTGCAGAACTTAATAAGCTTGTAGCGCAGATTCAAGACACCACAGGTGTTGCTGTGGCCGCCAACAGTCAGAACCTATTTGATGCAATTGAAGCTATGAAGCAATTGCAAGTTGCAGCCAACAGCTCAAATGCTGTCGATCCAACCCAGTTTGTACCGATGGCCGTTTATCAAGAAGCGGTTCAAAAAGCAGGCAATGCAGATGTTGCGGCTAAAGCCAAAGAAATTGACGATTTGATTGTTGCCGCATGTGGTGATGGCCGTTTGACAGGACAAGCAACCATCAACTGGTACAAAGATCTGGCTCTAACTAAACCTGATTATGTGAAGGCGCAGCTTGAAGCATTGCCAAAAATTGCAGCGTTAACACAACAGCAAACCAGTCAAGTCAACCTAGCTGCGAATCATCAGCAGCATCAAGGAAATCAACAAGTCACCGCTGAAACTTTAGCTGTCGGGAATTTAATGGGTGTTGATTGGAGTGAGAATAAATTATGAGCAGTATCTTAAATCAAGATGAACGTCAAACACCTATGCGGGAAATTGGCCTAATTGGTGTTCCTGTAAAGGCTGGTGTGATTCTTTTAGCGGGTTTTGCCGCAGCTGTTGATGCAACAGGTTTTGCTGTTCCAGTCACTCCTGCAACAGGACTGACATTTTTGGGGCGTTACGAAGAAAGCGTGGATAACTCTGCTGGAAGTGATGGCGATGTTTACGTCTTGGTGCGTTATGGCTGTGCCTTTCAATTTGATAACAGTTCAGCAGATCCAGTAACCCAAGCCTCATTTGGCAAGGTGTGTTATTTCGCAGATGGTGAAACAGTTGCTGAGACGGATGCAGGCGCTACTTTGTCTGCTGCTGGTCGTGTAGTTGGTATTGATGAAAATGGAGTATGGATCGAATGAATGTAACTGGCGCAAACTTAAATGCGATTTTCCTGAACTTAAGTAAAGTTTTTAATCAAACTTTTAATGATGTTCCTGTCGAATATACCGACATTGCAATGGTTGTTCCAAGCAATGGGGCTTACATCGATTATCGTTGGTTGGCTAATTTCCCTCAAATGAAGGAATGGGTGGGTAAAAAGCATATTACCAAACTGGCTGAATATGATTACGTCATTCGTAACAAAGACTATGCAGCTACGATTGAAGTCCGTCGTAATGATATTGAAGATGACCAGATGGGCATCTACAAACCACAGGCCGAATCGGCAGCCTGGTCAGCCAAACAACATCCCGATGAATTGGTTTTTGAGGCGGCCAATACAGTATTTACGGCTAAGTGTTATGACGGTCAGCCAATGGTATCTGGAAGCCATAAAGTTGGGAAATTAACCGTTAGTAATAAAGGCACCAAAAAGCTTTCAATTGAAACGCTAGCAAAAGCACAGGCATCCTTTGGCGCTGCACGAACTGCCATGCGTAAATTCAAAGATGAATCTGGCCGTCCTTTAAATATCACGCCAAACGTATTGCTCGTCCCTGCTGCACTTGAAGATATTGCCAACGCTTTAATGACTGTCGATAAACTGGAGGATGGAAAACCTAATCCGTATAAAGGCACTGCAAAAGTTAAAGTTTCAGCGCGTCTTACTGATGACAACGCTTGGTTCTTATTGGATACCACAAAGCCTGTTAAACCATTTGTTTATCAACAACGTAAAAAGCCTGTCTTCGTTCAGCAAACGAATATGGAATCACCATCAGTGTTTATGGAGGGTGTTTTTCACTTTGGTGCGGAAGCTCGCGGTGCTGGTGGTTACGGGTTCTGGCAGACCATTTTCGGTTCGACGGGTACTGTGGATTAATTGGGAGCATAAGCCATGTATGCAACGGTAGAAGGGATGAAGCGTAAGTTTGGTGAAAGTGAGCTAATTCAGCTCACTGAAACTGAACCGCCTTATTTAGATGCAATCAACATGGATAAGCTCAATGCAGCCATGCAGGAAGCCAATAGTGAGATTGATGCCTATGTAGGTAGTCGCTATCCACTACCGTTGCAGCTTATCCCTCCATTTTTGACAGAGATTGGTTGTAACCTCGCTCGTTACTATGCAGTGACGGGTGATTTAAGTGAAAACGATCCGATTAAAAATCGTTATGAATCATCGATTAAAACCCTAACTAAAATTTCCAAGGGAGAACTTACCCTAGGGAGTTCTCCAGCGGGTGAATCAAAGCCGGTGCAAACCTCATCCAACAATGTGCAGTTTGCTGTAGGCCGTCGTGATTTTGGTAATGGGGGCTGGTAATGCTTGATTTATCCATCATTGAGCAAGCCATTAAAGATGAAATGGCACAGCAGATTCGGGACAAAAAATGGCCGTGGATTCGTGAAATTAAAACTTATGGTGGCGAGTTTGATGATGATATTTCCGCGATTATTAAAGCCTTTCCTGCGATTTGGGTGACTTTTGATGGCAGTAAAACGCCTGAAAAAACCAGTGTCAATAAAACCAAGATGCCGATTACTTTTGTGGTGTTGGTTGGCAACCGCTCTGTACGCAATGAAGAATCTCAACGTCATGGTGCTGGCCGTGACATTGGCACATTTCAAATGCTACACCATGTACAGCAATTGCTGACAGGCAATGACCTATCAAGCCAAGGACTTAAAGGCTTAGCACCTTTGGAGCTGGGCCGAATTAAAACCATTTTTAACACGTCCACTCGTAGTCAATCTTTAAGTGTACTGGCGCAAGAATTTACCACCTCTTACACCATTACTGCTTCAGACCGCATTCGCGAAGAGGCTGCTGAAGAGGCATGGCTGGAACGTGTGAACATTAATTACCATTTTGACCCGAAGGATTTTGGTGCATTTGAATCTGATCTGGTCGAGCTGAAGGAATAATTTTTATGTCTATTCAAGCAGGCATTCGTACACCCGGCACTTATATCGGTGTCAATATTAATACTCAGCGTACTGGCTTACCTGCGAATACGCATAAAGTATTATTTATCACAACAGATAATAAAGTCATGGATCAACCTGTCGAAATCTATGATGAATCCGATGCAACTGCGAAAATCGGAGTTGACAGTATTGTAGGTCGTATGATCAAAGCCGCGGTTAAAACTAACCGTCTTGTTGATGTACAAGCCATTACATTGGCGATGAATACAACTGATCCACAAGCTCCAGTACCTGATGTCGATGACACTACAGAAATTATTGCCCCACTTGGACATACCATCCTCGTTTTGGATAAACCACCCGCTATTGGTGATGAAACTGAAGCATGGGTTGATCATCTAAATTTTGTCAGTGATGCCATTGAACAACGACCAGCGATTATCGTTGTGCCATTTTCTGATATTGAAGCAGCTACACTATTTGCTGCGCAGGCAACTGTAGAAACCAGCTACCGCGTAGTTGCTGCATGTTATCACGGGGCAACAGGTCAAGAAGCTGAGATTGGTGCAGCTATGGCAGCAGCTTTGGCTGATTCCAATGATCCTGCATTACCGTTCAACGGGGTGAATTTGAATGGTGTAGAGGCTGTTGAAGATAAATATAAGCTAACCTTTGAGCGTCAAGAGCGTGCTTTAAAGGCGGGTGTTTGTATCATTGCCACGGGTGCAGATGGTAAACCTGAAATTGTGCGTGCTATTTCCACTTTCCGTAAAAATCCAGACTCTGGTTTAGCTGACGATATCATGTTGGATATCAATGGTGTGCTTACTATTGACTATGTGCGTCTTGTCATGCGTACAGCAGCATCGAAAGAACGTCGTCGTAAAAATACGGCTGCACAACGTCGTAACCTACGCTCGATTTTTTTAACTGAAGCCAAAAAACTTGAAAAAGCTGAAATTTTGGAGAACGTCACTTCAACAGCGGATCAACTCACTGTTATCCAAGATAACACAGATAAAACCCGTGCTAATGCTGAAATTCCAAGCCACTGGGTACGTGGTATGCATGTGATTGCAACAACTTTAAACGTGTACTAAAGGATCATCGTATGAAAAATTATTCGATTGTTGCTGCTGTTTCCAGCACAATTCAAGCGCTTGAAACTGGTCAGGAAATCTACACCCAAGTTGCTAATGCTATGGATTCTATTGAGCAATCAAGTAGTCATCTTACAGGTTCAGCAAAGAAAGAATGGGTGCTGGAGTATGCAGCCAAGGAAATTAAAGAAGTTCTTACTGATCTTGATTATTGGATTCCGAAGATCATGCAGTGGATCGATATCTTTAAAGCGGCATACAATGCCTTGAAAGCACTGTTTTAGCCGTGAATAATATGAAAAGCTCAACTTAAGTTGGGCTTTTTTATTTTAATTGGAAGTCCTTCCGTCTGATATTGAAATACAAATTGAGAAAAAATAAGCCAACATTTAATTCGAGACTACACAAATGTCTGAAGAAGCAGTTGGCTTTATTATTTTGGGCGTCAACGGTGATGAATATGACTGTGCATCATTTAGTACGACAAAAACGACAGGCAATCGTCCAATCGCGACGATGAACCGAACTCGTGAAGTGAAGTACAAATCAAAAGGACTTCGCACCTATGCACTGACTGTTGCCGTGGTGATTCCTGATGGTAAGGATCAAATTGATTGGCTTGAAGTTGAAGATGCACGTCTCAGCATTGAGTCTGAAACTGGCAATTTCCGCGAAACTTATGTGGATTTCAACGTACAAACCATCAGTGACTCTTACGATGTTGCAGGTGAAACACGTCGAAACCTCGAAGGCTTTGCACTGAGCTACATTCAAGAAAACCTATAACCCATAAGGAAAAACAATATGTTTCAAGTTGAAGGTACACTGCCTGTTGCATTAAAAGCACTCGACGGACAGACTGAGATTTCAAGCAAAAAAATTGTCATGCGTCAAATGACGGCGATTGAATATATGCAGGCTCAGTCAGGCAATGCTGGTCAATATAT